TTTTCCAACCCTTCTTACCATGTTTTTCAGCTACAACTGTAGTGAATGGATAAACTGTAGAACTACCTACAATTTGTATATGCTGTCGTGCAAATACTGTACCTGCAAAAACAAGGCACAATATCATTGATAAAAGTTTTTTCATTTTTCCTTTCAGAGTTCTTACACTCGTTTTGAAATTTAGAGATTCGCCAAACCTTTAAACGAGATCCCATGAATTGCTAAGACGATAACGACTGACAAAGACAGCCCAATCATCATTTTGAAAAAATCTTTCCCAATTAAAGGAAAGACAGTTTTAAACTTGTATTTACCAGTTATTGTAGCAAACGCAAGTTCCCTTCCAGCAAGTAAACCTACAAAAACCCATGTAGTACTCATTGGAATATCATTATACCCTTTAAAGTACCAGAGTATAAGTGAATAAATTAAATCTACCAATGTAGCAGATCGCACATATTTAGTATTTGTTTTACTTAACACAACTTCTTGTATTTTACCACCTTTTTCATAAAACATATATCCCATACCACCAACAAAAACAATACTAATTAAAACCATTACTCCAACAGGAACTTCTCTTGGAAGATATACAGCAATATTTGCCATGTCATGAGATAACCAAGTAAACCACAACCAACCCGTTGTACACCATTGTGCTACACGCCACCACTTATCATGCTCTTTTGGAATATCTGTTTTTGCTTCCCAATACTTAGCAACAACCATCCAAATTAAATATGCTGCCGCGGCCGCTACCATGTAACCTAAAGCAGATTTCATTAATACTTTTTCTAATACAACTGTACTAGCAAAAGCAGATAAAACTAAAAATGTTGTACTAACAGGAACACCAACTCTTGTAAGAGCTACAAGTATTAAAGGTGCAATAGCGTGATACCATTCTATAGGAATATATGGTATTTTATTTAAACGACCGTATGATATATCACCTGCATTAATGACCCATCCATACCAAAGGGTCCAAAGTAGAACTATACTAGCTCCACCCCATAATACATACCATTTAAATCGATCAGAGTTTGAAGCAATCCATGTACCTAATGTTTGGATTGAATCATTTGCGATGACAGAGTATGCCGCTAAGGCAAACCCCACTATTGTATATAAAGTTACTAGATCCATTATTCTCCTAGCGCCAGTGTTTAAACCTTAAACTAACAAAAGGAATAAAGACAACCCTTATTCCCTATATATGAAGTTATTTATTAGATTTGTGTTAGGAGAATAATATTTTTTAAATAGGAAGTTTTGAAGTCTTTGGAAAGAAATTCAATTTCTCTGCATCATTTCTCAAGTTCTCTTTATTTTCAGCACTGATCAAACCTTTTATTGTTTCAGGTTCTAATCCCTTTTCTTCACAGTAAAATAATATAGCATCCAAATAATTCATATTAGATGTAGTAACTAAAGATGCAATTTTTTCATTAAATTCAAGTCTATCATTCACATTAAGCATAGTTTTCTTTTTCTTTGAAGGGTTACTCATTCAAGATTTCAATTTAGATTATATTTTAACAATTAGGTTGTTAAATGTCAAGTATTATTTTGTTTACTTTTATAGTCACTGATTGCTGCTTTTATTGCGTCCTCTGCTAAAACAGAACAGTGTATTTTGACAGGCGGTAAAGATAATTCTTCAACTATTTCTACATTAGAAAGTTCCATTGCTTCATCTATAGATTTATCTTTGACCCACTCGGTCGCGAGAGAGCTTGCTGCTATAGCACTCCCGCAACCAAATGTTTTAAATTTGGCATCAACTATTTTATCATTCTCTACTTGAATTTGAAGTTTCATCACATCCCCGCATTCTGGAGCGCCGACAAGACCAGTACCGACGTCAGCGTTCCCAGAATCCATACTCCCAACATTACGCGGTCTTTCATAGTGATCTACAACCTTATCAGAATAAGCCATTAATAGCTATCTTTCTCTTTATCGTTATTTGCTTCAGATTCTTTGTGTTCAGGATCATCCTTATCCTTGAACCAATAATCTGTTGCTTTTGCTAATACAGCAACATAGGCTCCAACCATGATATTGACTAAATCCCTTGACGCTTGTGGTAACTCAGCATAAAATAGTAACCACACAAGAAATAAAAAAGTTAATACAATAATTAATGAAAGGCAAAATCTTGCCATCCAATTCATTTTTTTACGTTTTTCAACATTAGCATTCTGTAGTGCACCCATTGGATCATTCTCCCATAATTTTTCTTGTTCAAACTCCAACATTTCTTCAGGAGTGTTAATTATACCATCATCGTTTTTATTTTTAGCTGCCATTACCTTTACCTTTCGTCGTCAATATAATCCTGTATATCTTCTTCTGCTAAAACACGACGATTATTCATGTGCTCACCTCTTACATCATCTTTATTCTGGCCCCAATAACCAACGGCTTGTGCGTTTTCACACATCCATTTATTAACATTTGTCCATCCATAGTATTCGTGGTCTTCTTCACCACAATGAACCCAAACTTCACCTAAAATTCTTCCAAACTTACCTCTTGAATCTGCTTCTGGACATCTAATCTCAATATCAACATCGTCTCTATCAGATTCTATTGCCCAATTTACCCATTTTTTTAAAGCTTTCTTGCTTAACAAACCATATACTTTTTCTACTTTATCACTAGTCCTAGATTCTGGCGTGTCAATACCCAAAAGTCTCACACGACTGCAGTACATAACATCAAATCCCAAATCAAATATAGCATCAAGTGTATCTCCATCAACAACTTTTTTAACTGCCGTAACACGGTAGACGAATGGGCAATCTGTTTCCTTATAGATTGCCATATTTCCTTTCAGTTTAAATTAGCACTTAGTCACATCCACATGGATTAGATTCAGTACAATTACATGGATCGCAAGTACAGTTTGCGCATTTACATTCTGGATTATTGCAGGATGCAGTTTCTTCCATAGGTTTCTCCTATTTATATGGTTAATATATTTAGTTATTGCGCTTAGTATATATCTTTAGTGAATCTATAATCATTTTTCCAAATTTCTTTTTCAAATTCCCATGCGACAATACTATATCTAACACCAGAAGTAACTTTTTTTACTCTATGCATACCGACTCTTTGATTATCTATAAATGAATTATATGATACACAATCACCAGTTCTCAAATTTAGATTTCCACTATTTTCAAATTCCAATTCTCCGCCTGTAAAATCATCATTTAGTAATATTATATGAGATTTTATATTTTGTCCATCATTATGCCATTTAAAAAATTGTCCTTGTCTATATTCAGAAAATTGAAAATGCGCATAATTTTTTATTCCTTCTAATTGATTTAAATCACTAATTTTAAATAATATTTCTCTTAATGTAGAATCATAATAAGAACATCTTGAGGCATTTCTAAAATTTTGATTTAATTTTCCATTAGTTAATTGTGCCGGTTGTAATTTATTTTTTGATTTTAAAATTATATCAAAACAATAATCTTCATCTAAAAAATTTCTTCTTATTTTTTCAATCATAATTTCCAGAATAGATGGGTGTTTCTGTTTCAAGGTACACCCATAACCCATCAACTTATGCGGCCATAGCCATAGAAGCTGAAGTATAATCGTTATTATTTGCGATTAAATTTATTGCACATTTTCGGTAGTCGCTCACCGGATACCTAATATTCAACTTCACAATCAATCGAGTACCTTTACATCCCCATCAAGAAACAAGAATAAGTTCTAAGATATAATAAAAACTAATTATCATTCCAAGAATAAACACCCACAACATGATAACTCCCATGTCATCCATATTCGTGCTCCTTGGTGGAGATGGCCGGAATCGAACCGGCGTCTTAATTGCTATCTGAATACATCAGACAGTATCATAACTATTTATAACCTCTCTCAGTCTAGGTATATGCTCATCTGGATTAGCAAAAAATACTTGAGGGTCATTATCACTAACAGCAATTACAATTACAACTTGTGATATTTTAATTCCTGTTCTTTCTTCATACATTTTTGCATAAGCAGTTCCTTGTAATTTATAACTTTCTA